GGCGGCATAAATCATTTAGCTAAACTATCATTTGGCATAGAATCAGATGCACAGGAAATAATTATGCAGTCTATGGCGCAAGGTTGGCAGGGACTTTTTGAACTTAAAAAAACAAATAACAATGGCAACGGAAATAACAACAATGGCGCAAATGAGGGAAATAAGCAAGCCATACTTAACGCATTTAAAGTCCCTTCAGGTACATTCTGACACGCCATTTGAGAGCCTGTACAGGATGGATGATATATCTATCAGCGCACTCAATAAGGGCACCGGCAGCAAGGCAAGGGGCATGTCGCTATTCGCTATTGCCCTTGTCGATATAATCAGCTTCTTTGGTGATGATGCGTGGAGCGACAGCCAGATACTCGATACTGCTGAAATATTCTATGATGAGTGCTATTGGTTTTGTTTCCCAGAGCTAAAGCATTTCGTTAAAAAATGCAAATCCCTAAAGTTCGGTAAGATATTCGGCAGGTTCAATACCGCCACATTCATAGATTGGATGGCGCAATACAGTTCAGAGGCGCACGAAAAGCGGGCGGGCTACTTTGGCAAAATAGTAAAAAGCACATGGGTAGAGCCTGCCAATATTGTACCGCAGGAGGTTGTTACCGAATTTATATCCGGCATAACCACACAGATGCTACTAAGGCAGGCAAATGAAGAGGCAGAGGCGCACAAGATAAGGCAGGCCAACATGCAACGGCAACAGGAGCAACTAAAAGCCATTATTGAACTAAGAAACACCGCTAAAGATGAGTAGCTACTATACCACCACGACCGAAAGTTACAAGCAACCTGAACCGGCAGAGCATAACACCGTAGACCTCATAAACAAGGTTTGCGAGGTAATGGGTATTGCGCAAAAGCACATGAGAACTAAGAGCCGCGAAAGCAAGATAAAATATACCCGTTGGCTGATATGGTACTTTTTACGTGAGCAGCAATTTACATTTAAAGAGGCCGGACAATGCTTCAAAGGCATAGTTTTCGACCACTCTACCGTATGTAATGCAATGGATAAATTGCCGCATGATATAGAGCGTATGCCAGACCTGCGCCGCAAGTTCAACAAGCTAAAGAAATGGCATAACTCCATTGCTTACGTTGACGACACCGCATAATTCATACATTTGCATCAGAGCGGTGCGAAAGCAATGATAGAACGGATTCAACGTGTGCGCTTATGCTGCCCGAAAGGACGACAGCGAAGCCATTGCAATAAACGCCTGTAATGTTAGAACGTAAGTCGGGTAACCCGAACGGCTCGAAACAACCATTTTTTAAGGGGTTATGGGGATAAAGAACCCCGATATAAACCCACATTTACATAAAGTAAAATACAAAATACATAATGAAAATATTAGAGCTATTCGCAGGCAGCAGGAGTATAGGCAAGGTCGCAGATATGTTTGGGCATTCTGTATTTTCGGTTGACTGGAAGGCATACGACCGCATCAACCTTTCAATGGATATAGGCGCAATGAAACTTTCTGACGTGCCGTTTATTCCTGATATGGTTTGGTGTTCATTCGACTGCACCACCTATACTATAGCGGCAATTAGCCATCACAGAAACGGCACCGAGCCTAAAAGTGACTACGCAAAGAAGTGTGATGCGGTTAATCAGCATGTCATCAGCCTTATTGCTCAGTGGATACTATTCAACCCGTCAATGGTGTTCTTCTTTGAGAACCCGAGGGGTATGCTACGTAAGATGCCCTTCATGCAGCCCTTCACCAGACACACCATATGGTATTGCCAATACGGCGACGACCGAGCTAAGCCAACAGATATATGGACGAATAGCAAGAGCTGGAAGCCGCGCCCTATATGCCATAACGGTAATAAGGATTGCCATCACCAATCCGCTCCACGCGGCAGCAGGACAGGTACACAAGGACGTGTCGGCAGCTATGAACGCAGCATCATTCCTGAGCAGCTTTGCATTGATGTTATTAGTTCGCTTAGATAGACAACAACCACCTTCACCTAATAAAACAAAACGATTATATGAAACTGCAACCATGCTACCTTACAATAACACGACTACAGTTCAGAGAAAATAGCTGGGGCGAAGGAATAAACGAGCGCATACTCAGAGTTGAGCTAATGATACTATTCTTCATCACGATAAGAACTAACAGACCATGAAACCAAACCGAGCATTCCAATCCCTGACCGACAATGACGGGATGCAGCGCATAAACACCACCAAACCAGACCTTCGCCGCAACAACGGGGGCGCACGTACCGGAACAGGGCCAAAACTCCGTGACGGGCACTGGCAACCACTCCCATCGCCACCACTTGGTTAGTTCGATTATTTCGATATCGCCACGCAATGCACACTCACCTACACGACACCAACAGATAAGCCAAGGAACACGGCAAGGAATGCGTTAAATCATACGTCCTGCCACGAGAGCACGCAAGACGGCCTCGAACTATATAGATTTTCTCTATAATCCAAAAGGTACTCCCGAAGGTATGTGCCAAATACGCAATGCATGGGACACCCCGAACGAATGAGTGTAGCACTTTTTTTAAAACGTGTTGTCAAAGTGTTGTCAAATGCTTTGTTTGTTGTCCGTAGATTGTTTATTTTTGTTAAATGAGCCGCTTCTTGCCGACAACACTTCTCTGCCCTAAATGCAATTGCAAAAAAGAGAGAGCTGACTATTCCGCTAAAAATGTTTTACGCAAAACTATCTGTGACGGATGTAAAATAAAAAGTAAAGAGTTTTCTAGAATAAAAAGAATAGAATCAGAGAAGAACAGAAAACAAAAACCAGAGGTAGCCAAAAAAGCAAGACAGAAAAGAGTAATCTCGGGCAAGAGAGCGGCAGCGGAAAGGATGGATAGAGCTAAAAATCCAATATACAAATTCAAATCTGGTGTTAGAACTACACTGTATATGTCTTTTAGGAAAAACGGGTACAAAAAAAGCGAGAAGACTGAAAATATTATTGGGTGTTCTTTGAACGAGTTTAAGGAATATATACGCAGATTATTCTCTCCCGGCATGTCATTTGATAATTACGGAGAATGGCATATAGACCACATAATTCCTTTAGCCTCTGCAAACACAGAAAGTGAAGTTCTAAAATTAAGCCACTATACAAACTTGCAACCGCTTTGGGCTATAGATAATTTACGCAAGGGGAGCAAACAAATGTATATATGTCACTCTTAACTAAAAAAGAATTTTCGGCAAAGTGCAATAAAAGCACAAAAGAATTATCCGTATATATATCCCGCAAAAAGGTTGTAGTAACTGACGACCTTATCGACCCAGCGCACCCTACAAACAAAGCATTCCTGTTGAAGCACGGAGGTACGCCTGATGCAAAGCCTGTTAAGACAGAGCGGGTAGCAAAACCGGATCCGGAAGATACAGAAGAGCAGGAATACGATACCGGCGGGTTCAAGACACTGGAGCAATCAGAACTGGAGTACCAGCACTACCGCGCAGAACGTAACGCTAAGGCCGTGGAGCTTGCAGATATTGAGATAGCGAAAAAGCGCGGACAACTTATCCCCCCTGAGCTTGTAAAGGAACTATTCAAGCAGCATAACCAATCCGTCTTAGTGGAGTTTAAGAATATGATGGATGCCGAATTGCGTAGTGTTGCGAAGGAGTATGACATAAGCGTTGATAAGGTTGCAGAGATTAAAGGCCGGTGGATAGAAGGGCTTAACGGCGCAGTAGACCGGGCTAAGGCATCGACTGCCAAGGGAATTGAAAGTATTGTTAACAACGTTCAGGAAAGTAAATGATTATGGAAGATAAGAACGAACAGATAAACGAACAGATAATATATGCAGACCCTATCCAAATGCTAAAAGAGGCTGGAGATTTTCTAAGAAAATTTGCGCCCAAATCAAATGAACCCGATTTCTTTATGATAGGCAGCAAGAGGTTTAAATCAGGAGAATTAACAGCGGCTGAAATATTATCTGAGTTAAAAAAGCAACCATGAAAATCATTGATCCGTTCTACTACGTAGACATGACTCATAACGACCTAAGCCAGCCTTATTACCAAAAGCTAAAAGATTACAGTATTTTTTGGACCGGAAAATTTATCCCAAGCGCAGGAATGGTGTTAAACGAAATGGCGCGCCGTGGTTGGTTGCGCAATGATTTTAAAGCTAAAAAGCAGTGGAGAAATAAATAATCATGTACAGGAAATCGGGTTATTATCACGTAAAAGTTAGGCGCAAGTTTGGTAGTACACCTTGCACTACCGACTATGCCCCGGCATGGGTAGTAAGGGAGTGGCATCTTGAAGAAGATGAGCCTGAATATGCCAGCTGGTCTGATGGTGCTGAAAATCTTTATCCGGATACCGATATTCTGGAAGTCAACGAGACCCGTATCCCATCGCCTGATGAAAATGAGATAATTCGGGTTGGTGGCGTATCTATTGGTAAATCAAGCGGTGTAATTCCAAATGTATCAATATATTCAGATAGCCCATATCTTAAAGAGATAGTAGATAAACTTAAATGACCGAACCAACCCTAACCATATCCCCGCTGTGGCTCGACCAGCTACTCGATATTATCGAGAGCGACAACACCCGCATCAGCAATATCAAACCGTCTGAGTGGGTGGAGCAAAATGTCGTCATGGAGGAACCTTTCCCCGGCTTGTATTCCTATGAGCTTACCCCGTACTGCCGTGAGATAATAGACTGCTTCGCTATTGACCACCCAATGCTATGGATAGCCATAATGAAGGGTGCGCAGATAGGTTTGTCTGCGGGGGTGTTGATACCCGTACTGCTTTGGAGTATCGTAAATGACCCGTGCAGGATATACTTCATGGTGGGCAGCCCTGAATTGGTGGGTAAAGCCACTGAAAAACTGGATAAAGGCATTGATAAAGCGGGCATCAGGGATTACATAAAGGCGCAGACCATGCGCAAAAGGGCGCAAAATACGGGCGATACCAACCAAAAGAAGGACTTTCCCGGAGGATTTATTCAAATAGATAACCCGAATAACCACTCAAATCTGCGTGACGTATCACTACGAAAAGGGCTATTTGATGACTTTGAGGCAGTAAAACAGGCCAGTAAGAAAGCAGGTAGCACCCGTAAGATGCTCGAGCAGCGTTTCGCGGCGTATGAGGGCAGGCATAAGATAGCCTATGTATCAACACCGGAGATAAAAGCGACCAGTAACATTGAACCGGCATACCTGTTAGGTGACCAGCGCAAGTACCTAACCCCATGCCCATGCTGCGGAGAGTACATCGAATGGCTGTGGACGGTAACTGACGGAGATATTACCGGCGGTATTGTGTGGAAGATGGAGGATATGAAGCTCGTACCCGGCAGCGTGCGGTATAAGTGCCAGAAGTGCGGCGGTGAATTTGACGACAAACGCAAGGGGTGGCTGCTGAACAACGGCTATTGGAAGCCAACAGCGATACCGAGCCAGCCAGGCTACTACAGTTACCACATCAGCGCACTATATGCCCCGCTTGGGTTCTATAGCTGGGAGCATTACGTTAATGACTACCTACAGGCCAACCCGCCGGGAGGTGTAAGGGACGAAGAACTATGGAAGACGTTTGTAAATGTGGTACTTGGACAGACTTACGAACCGTCTAATGAGGAAACGAACGCCAATAGCATACAAAAAAATTGCCGCTCATACCGCATAGGTACAATTCCTGAGCAACAGTCTATCCGTGACGGTAACGGCCCGATAGTCCTGCTTACATGCTCTGTGGATCTTAACGGGATAATGAAAGAGGACAATCAGGACGTGCGCGCGGACTGGGAGGTGTTGGCGCATAGTGCTGAAGGGGCTACTTACTCTATTGCTCATGGCAGTATAGGGACATTTCAAAGGGGTATAGGCAAGGATAATACCGACCGTAAGCATTACACCTATGAGGATAACAAAGAAAACTCTGTTTGGCCTGAATTAAGCCGCGAATTAAGCAGAATATACCAGACAGACACCCCGTCAGATGCCAGCCCGACCAAATTTCGCCGCATGGGCATACAGATAACAGGGCTTGATGTGGGTAATTTTACCAGCTATGCTTATGCTTTTTTGGACAAAACACCGCTGAATGTGGTAGGTTTGAAGGGAGAAAAAGAGCAAAAATACGTCATGGAAGGTGTAGATACCTCTGTTTTCAAGCACGGATTGGAGCGAAAACAGGATTATATACTAAAAGTTGGCGTTATTAAGGACAGATTGGCGCAATACATGATGTTGACATGGGATAAGACCACGGCGCAGCCTACGAACTTCATGAATTTCCCTGAGCCGGGCGAAGGGCTTTATCGGTTCGATAATTATTTCGAACATTTCCAAAGTGAGCATAAGGAACTGGTAAATAACAAAGACGGGTCAATTTCGTGGCGCTGGATAAAGAAAAACAGCGCAGTTGCTAACCACATGTGGGATTGCAGGGTATATAATCTTGCTTTGCGTGAAATAGTGGTAAGTATGTACTTTGACCTAAAAAAATTAAAGGGTATGCAATGGCGTGATTACGTCAGGGCGGTATTGGCGGGGTAATTTTCCTAATTATGCTTATTTAATACACAAAACAGACACAAACAGCCGCATTATCTACTTTGCATGAAAATAATAACATGGCGGGTAGTAATGCGGTTGCGCAAAACAGGATTTCGACAGTAGTAGGCGTTACGCTTGCTAAGGGCAATTTTTCTACTACAAGCCCAAATTTGCCGCCTATAATCGCTATCCTTGGCGAGGCTAACACCGCAAACCAAACAGGACTATCTACCGCACCACTACAGATAACATCGGCCACACAGGCCGGTCAGGTGTACGGCTACGGCAGCCCGATACACAGTGAAGCACGCATATTATTTCCTCAATCTGGCGGCGGCGTATCATGCCCTGTGTTTGTGTATGCTCAGGCAGCAGCAGGCAGCAGTACCGCTAACACCCAAACCATTACCATCACAGGTACGGCAACTGCAACCGGAACAGTGCTTATATACGTAGCAGGACGTACCAATATAGACGGGGCAAGCTATGCAATAAACGTGGTTACGGGAGACACCCCGACCGTTATAGCAGGCAAGATAGTTGCTGCGGTAGGGGCGGCTTTGTCGGCTCCATGTACGGCGGCAAATACAGCCGGTGTAGTTACACTTACAGCAAAGTGGACAGGCTTAACAAGCCAATCACTGCTTTACTCGGTAGATGCGACACAGCCCAATAATGTAACTCTCGGCAGCACTTACGTGATCGCTGAAACTGTAGCCGGAGCCGGTACGCCTGCGATAACCACCTCGCTTAATATGTTCGGCAACCAGTGGAACAACATTATCATCAATACATACGGCCTTGTCGCAGCTACCATCGGCGAACTGGAAACATGGAACGGCGTACCAGATGAAAACGCCCCGACTGGTAGGTATGACGGCATTATATTCAAGCCCGCACTTGCTTTGTCCGGTACTGTTTTGGATAACCCTACTTCTATTACCGGCGCAAATGCACGTAAGACACAATGCACTATTGCCACTTGCCCTGCGCCATTATCTCCCGGCCTGCCTTATGAGGCCGCCGCAAATATGGCCGTTCTGTTGTCTAATGTGATGGCGAACAGCCCGCACAGTGACGTTATCAACCAGTATTACCCTGATATGCCGGTTCCGGCGTTAGGCGTAGTACCTGCAATGAATAGCTATACTGTGCGCGACAGCTATGTTCAGCTCGGATGCAGCACCGTAGATCTTGATGGACGTTATAAGGTCAAAGACTTTGTAACTACATATCGCCCTGACGGAGAAACGCCGCCACAATATCGCTTTGTGCGCTCCCTGGTTATCGACTTCAATGTTGCCTTTGGCTGGAAAGATATATGCCTTAATGAGTTCTTGGGCTATACCCTGTGTGCTGATGAGGATATTGTAACGGCGGCAAAGATACTAAAGCCACGTATGGCTATAGGTCGCGGCAAGGCCTATGCTGAAGACCTCGGCAAGCGCGCATTGATAGCCGATGTGGCATTTATGCAGGCTAATTTTTCCGCCAGCATCAGCACTACCAACCCCGACCGCCTCGATTGCCGCTACCCATACAAGCGCACAGGCTTAGGCAGGATAGTAGCAACTACACAGGTGGCAGGTTTCAATTTTGGCTCATAACTCATAAATATACTACGATATGCCTACAGGCGGGGATCTACTCGAAATAACATGCCAGCACCCAACGTTGGGAACGTATAAGTTTTACCCTAAATCATCAGAGGGCAGCACTTACGACCTTGGCGGCGCGCGCTCATCATCTGATAAGAACATGAGGGACGGCAGCGGTGCGCCTATCCGTAAAATGAACATCAGCAATGCTGGGTTCAAGTCTAAGATAGGCTGGGATATGAACCAGCGGCAGGACTTGGAAAACCTCAACGACCTAAGCAACAGCCCCGTTAATGGCACGTGGACATTCAGCCATATCAACGGCACCAGCTATGTTCTATCGAACGGCTACCCCGTGGGCGACCTTGTGGGCGAAGGTAATGATGCGACCATTGACTGTGAATGGGCAGGCGAAAAAATGCAATTAATATAACTATGAAAGAGATAGTAAATATAGAAACAGCGACTGCGGAGGTAAATAACTGGCTCGACAGCCGTAAGGTGATGCCGACAAAACGGGAGCGTATGCAGCCGACCATTGATAACCTAATAGAGGCCGTTCAGTACGGCATGTTGGTTATCGGTGAGGGCAATGTGCTACGCCACAACCTTGCATTCCCTGTGCTGGATAGTGCCGGTGTGCCTTTTGCCTCTGAGCTTACCTATAAAGCCCGTATCAGCACCGATAGCGTTATCAGGGCTATCTCTGCACTGAAGATAAACATACCCGATACGCAGGTAATGGCCTATATAGCAGAACTTACAGGACAACCCTATTCGATCATAGCGCAGTTGGAAACAACGGATATGCTCATTGCTAAGTCTATAGCGGTTTTTTTTATGAGCTAACTGAGGTAAGCATAAAGAATATCCACGTTTATATACAGAGTATTGCATCCGAATTTAATTGGAGCCCGTCCGTGATAGGTGGGCTCTTTTTAGATAACATCGACCACCACGGACTGATATACTGGTACGAATACATTAAAAAGATACATGCCCCTAAAAAGTAACCCATGCAGCCATTTGTAATACCCACTATTTTCACGGCGGTAAATCAGTTCAGCGCACCCGTGCAGAACATGACCACTGCCATGAATAATCTTGGCGTAAGTGCAGCAAGGACGCAGAGGGTGCTTACTAACTTTGCGCCTACATTATCGAGAGGCACAACCGAGCTTATAGGGTTCGCTAAAAGCGCTATAGGTGTAGGCGCGGCTATAGGCGCAATAGCATTTTCTGGCAAGTCTATTACTGACTATGAAACGGCGGTAGCATCATTCAGGACGATAGTAAGCGACCTTAACGATACGGATTTTTCTAAGTTCAAGAACGAGATAGCCACAGTAGCGACCGATACCCGTAAAAGCACGGTTGATGTAGCTAAGTCATTTGAAAATATCGCAGGTCTTAACGCCAAATTTGCCGAAACAGCGCAGGGGCTTGGTATGGTAGCGACTGCCGCTATAACGTTGGCTAAAGCAAGCCGTATGGAGCTTGGCCCCGCATCAGAGGCGTTGGTAGGCATCATGAACCAATTCGGATATGGCGTGACCGAGGCCAGCAGGACTATTAATGTTCTTGCTGCCGGTCAGGCGGTGGGCGCGGCCAGCATACAGCAGACAACGGACGCGCTGAATAACTTTGGCGCAGTGGCAAGTGGTGCAAATATCACATTGGAGCAATCCGTAGGGTTGATACAAACAATGGCTAAATTAGGCCAGATAGGCGGCGAGGCGGGCAATCAGTTAAGGAGTGCTATCATCAAGATACAGCAGTCCGGTTCGGGTTATCAGTCCGGTAAGTTCAGCATATCTGATGCACTTACTGATGTACGCAATAAGTGGGAGGCGTTAAAGACCCCTATAGCGCAGGATGCGTACCTTACTGATGTGTTTGGGCTTCAGCAGATAACGGCCGGCCGAATACTTGTCAGCAACATAGACACAATCAAAACATTCACCGCGCAGGTTACTGGCACCAGTGAGGCGCAAAAGGCCGCCACCATCAATACGGCTACATTGGCTGTAAAGGCAGAGCAGTTACGCGATAGATGGGTCACGCTGATAACCACTAATGAAGGTGTAGGCGTTGGGCTTACTGCCATTAAGGGCATAATGACATTGGTTACAGACAACATGAGTGGCCTTGTTACTGTTACCGCATTGGCTGCCGGTGTATTCCTTGCCATGAAGGGCTACGTATGGGGCGCAACACTGGCAATTACAGCAGTAAGCAAAGGTATCGCTGCATTGAACTTTATTCAGGGCATAGGAACGGCGATTAATGGGCAGTATGCGTTATCGTGTTTCGCTACGTCCGCAGGTATGCGCGGTATGGCGTTCGCTTCATTTTTCTTAGAGGCATCACTATTGCAGCTTTACCTTGTTACGGGCGGCGTTCTTGCGATCATAGGCATACTTGCGTATGCCTTTTCCGGCACATCGGACAGTGCCAGCATTGCAAACAGGAGCGTTGAGGGAGTGGCCGAAACTATGGCTAAGATAAAAAAGCCAACAGACGAGGCTACTATCGCCATGAGGGAGTATAACAAGGCTGTCGCGGAATTTTCTAAGCAGGAAGAGGCTAAGGCGGTCTATAATTTCAGGGCGGCGCACGGCATGGGCGGACTGAACTATGATAATATCATGTTGGCTATGCAGATAGGTACAGGGGCGAAGGTTGCGCCGGTAGCTAAGGATTTCGGGCTAACTGATACATCTGGAGCCGTGCAATATACCCCGTATGCCCGAGACCTTGAAAAGGAGGCCACAAACCCTAAGATGCAGCAGGGCACAACTAATAATAATGACGGCACCGCATCAAATACCATAGGCGCAGAGGCTTTACGGCAGATAGCGGATAGTACAAAACAAATAGCAGACAATACCAGAGGCGGCGGCTATAACCCATCCGGCGGCACAGGTAGCGCATCCGGGGGACTCATGCCAACAGTAACATCAACAATTGGCAGATAATGGCAGATATAGCACTCATAGAAGTAGGTGAAGGGGGCGACCTGATACTATCCGGTAATAAACTGGAGGCGGCTACGGGCTTTGAGAATGTTCCGTACCTGTCTATGTTCGGCGGTGTTGAATGGTGGGGTAATGAGTTCCTGCCTGAAGCGCAGCAATTCAAAAGCCAAACCGAGGCGGCGCTTACAAAGTACTCACTGAATAGCAATGGCCGGGTAGAGATAGAAAAAGCTATTAACGCTGACCTTGCCATAATCTCTGAGAATGTGCCCGGCACTACAATAGTCGCCACGGCAAGTATCGTCAGCAATGATAGATTGAGCATAGAAGTAACTATTAATGGCCGCACATTTAACTACTACTGGAACCCGTCAGAGCGGTTCTTAACATACCAGATATGATAAACATACCGAGCAAGGCCACTCTATACAACAGGATAATTACATCGTTGCAAACGGTGTTCGGCATTACTATTCCTGAATGGGGCGCGAACTTTTTGCGGGCGATGTCATTGGTTTTTGCCGGCGAATTTAAGTTGCAGTATCTCGCTATCGGCAACCTTCAAAAAAACATCTTCATAGATACCGCTGATGGTGATGTGGTACTAAGGATGGGATTTGTAAAGCTCGGTCGCTATCCGTTCGCAGCTACGCAGGGGCAATACACCTGCACGGTCACAGGAACGGTAGGCGCAACAATACCGGCGCAAACAACGTTCAAGTCGGACGATAGCAGTATGAACCCCGGCTATCTGTTCATTTTGAATAATGACTTCACTCTGACCAGTAGCCCCGACAGCATCGTATTAAATGCACTCACGGCAGGCACGGTGAGCCGCTTATCAGTTGGCGATACATTGACCAGTACAAGCCCATTAGTGAACGTAAGCAATACCGCTACCGTATCTGCTGAGGATATAGTCCCAAATGCCGCTGAAACCATCGAGCAATACAGGGCCAAGGCGCTTGCATCGTTCCAGTTGACCCCGTCGGGCGATAATGCAGTGACATACAGAGAGGAAGGAAGTATTAATATAAGCGGTGTTCAGCAGATATACCCATACGCCACATCGGGGGAATCAAACGAGATAGATATTTACATCGAGGCCACGCCGGACGATAGTACAGACGGGCACGGCACCCCGACAGTAACTATAACTAACGATGTGATAGCAGCTATTGAAGCAGCGAGGCCGCTAGGGGTTTTCGAGGTGAACTACTACCCTATTACACTGAAGGAGTTTATAGTCGAGATAAACATGACCGGCTACCCTGCTTTAACTGCGGATCAGGAAGCGCTGATACTTACCTCTGTAACGCTGTTTACTGCCAGTGTAAGGCCGTTCATTGCCGCGGCTGACACATTGGTAAGCAGGAATGACACCATCAGCTACTACAATCTTCTACCGGCTATATCTTCAGCTATTCCGGGCGTTCCTTACGGCGCGGTATCATTCACCATTGATGGCACCCCGACCACGACATATAATTTTGATAACGGAGAGATACCATACTTGGATAGCATAAACTATGTTTAAGAATATATTCATATGGCTATCAAAGCAGCTATACCCAGATGGCCGGGCGTTCCGCGTGCCTGAACCGGTATTGTCGCTTGTCACTTCCGCTTATACTACGGAAGATGGCAGCGAGATATATACGGCAGAGGATGGCGTTACAGCCTACACTACCGAGGATGGCGCGTCTATGGTTGCGGCAGGTGGCATCCTTCACAGGCTGCACGAGGCTATAGGCGACGTACAATCCCAGACGTGGAGCGATGCAATAAGCGTGATAGATAGCACCATTGCCGATAACCCCAATTTTACCATTGATGATGCTAACGCATGGTATCGTAGGTTGGGGATATACAACAGCGGGACAGTACCGCTTGCTGATATGATGCAGGCCATAAACCAGAAGATAAACTACCCCGGCGAAACAGTATATGGCCGCTCACACTACCTTTTTATTCAGGCGCAGTTACGCCTTGCGGGATTTGATGTGTATGTGTACGAGAACAGGTTCCCTGATGGCATGGGCGGGTATATCACTAAGACACCATCAGAGGTTTTGGGAGTTATTACCGGCATGGCAATACTTGGGTTGTTCGACCTTGGGGATGCAGACCTTGGCGGCGATTATTCCGATACCGGCATGTCGTTAGTTGTAAACTACATAGAGGAATACAAAGACAACGACTTTTCTATAGGCGACAACTACCGGTCTACCTTCTTTGTTGCAGGTAGCGTTATAGGTGATTTTGCAGAAGTGCCTTTATCGCGAAAAATAGAGTTCAGGCAATTGATTTTACAATTAAAGCCCGCTCAGACAGTGGGTATATTATTCATAAACTACGTATAATATGGCATTAAGTATAGCGGATCTTACAGGAACGGTCATTCCACCAAGTATCGATTACCCATATGGCGACGTAAAGAATGCGCCTAATGGAACGAGGGTAGATAGGAATATGGTTACCGACCTATTGCAGACATCACAGGTGGTCATGGATAGGAATTTTATCGTCCCGAACGGGAGCCCGGACAACCTTGCCGACGGCTATCAGCTATTCGAGGCATGGCAGGCTGAGATATTTAGAGGCGGCAACGTACCAGCGTTGACTACCCCCGCATACAGCGGCACATACATCGCTAGCCCCACGTCGCCCATAAAGTTTCGGCAGGGGGTAGGGCTTATGGTTGTTATTAAGGGCAGAATAAATAACTCAGCTCCCGCAGGTGGGGTATCTTCTGACCAGGAGGTATTTGTTTTACCGACCGACCATCGCCCAGCCGAAGATCAAATGTTTCTGTGCCCTGATGCGGTTAGTGGCAGCGTGGCGTATGTAACAATTACGGCAGCTACGGGATCTGTTAAGATATTGGGCACAGTGGAGCCATTTGATAACACCGGCGTATTCCTGAACATTACGTTTATGCGTGACTAACGAACCCTGCAAAAAACGGCATCCGGCATCATGCTAAAAACGGGCGCAAGTAATATGCTATCGTAGGATATAAGGCGATATGAGAAAACAGCCTCAACAGTGATAGCATCGTAGAATTTGTAGATAGTATCACCGGCAACGGTATATCTGTATTTTACGCCCCACAGGGACATGGTATCGCGGGTAAATGATGGCTTCATTTGTGCTATGTTCCAGCCTGCATCCACGGCCTGCCATTCACCGACAAGGGTAGGAACCGGCTTTATGTGACGAGGTTTTGAGCAGGCGGCAAAGGCGATAACGAGCAACACTAATATATTTTTCATGACTTTTTTTGAACAAATGTAATGTTTATCCTCAACATTGATAGCGCATCCATAATAAGACATACGGCAGCCATTGAGCAAATAAGCCGTACTGCCTTGCCAAATTTGACCCGTCAGGTGTTGAATAAGGCTGCGTTTGACGTGAAGGGGGTAACCATGCCCAAGACCTCAAATAAGTTCGTACACCGCAACCGTACATTCTTTAAATCGAATAGCGCGGTAGAACAGGCAACAGGCAACAACACAAGCACTATGTATGCCGTTGTCGGGTTCCGGCCTAAGTCGAACGATAAAAGCCATTCCGTAGAGGACTTACAACAGCAGGAACATGGTGGGGCTATCGATAACCGTTCCTTCATTGCTTTGCAGGAAGCCCGCACCGGCGGCAAGTGGGAGCGACTGATACGTAATGAAGCATTCATGGCAAGGATACTACCGTATATCGTAGACAGCGAAGATAGCAGAGGGCATTCACCGGAGCAGAAATTTACCAAGGCCGCTATTCATGCAGGAGTTGGAGGGTTCGTTATCGGCAACAAGAAAACAAGCAAGGGTAACCGCATCGTATTTCTCATACAGAGCATCAACAGATTTGGCGGCAATAGTGCTATATTATCGTTACCTTTATTCGCAGTTAAGAAGCACCGCAAAGTACGGCCGCGCGCCACTCATTTCATGGAGACGGCCAGCGTAGAGAGTGCAAAAAAAATGAACCAGTATTTTATTGAATTAGCGAATAGGAGGCTACAGCGACCATGATAACATATGAGTACAAGACTATAAAAGAAGATAGCATTTTAAGCGATGACAGGTTGAATTTATACGGCGCTGAAGGGTGGGATCTGATTTCTATTTTCAAGGTAAATTCCCTTGTTGGCAACTACACCGAAAGCAAGTACAGCCATATATTTAAAAGACCAAATGCTTAATGAGCTGGCAAGATAAAATAACGCAACCATACACTATAACCACCGGTGACGGCAAGGTATATACGCCGCTATGGAACCCGCAGGAAAGCGTTCAGCTAATACAGGAGTTCAATATCTCTAAGTTCAATTTTCGCGGGCTTAAAGGCACGCTTGTTGACCGTGGCGAGGTAATGGGCAATGTGTTTGACATACAAATATACTTTGCCGGTGCAGACCATTTAAATCAGGCAGAGGCATTCAGAAATTCTGCTAAAAATAAAAAGGCATGGATAGTATCGCACCCGTACTACGGCGCTATAAAAGTGCAGCCGGTAGGCATACGGTATGATAACAGCGATGGCAATATTACCCGCCTGAATGCGCAGATAATCGAAACTATAGATCCGTCAACGGTCAGCACCAGCGTTAACCAGCGCGACAAGATAGCCATTGACAAAATAGAAGTAGATACCGCACTTGCTGCAAGGTATCTTTCTGATGTGCCAGCCCCAAAGGTCATAGACATTCAGGGCATGACAGCCGATGTGTTAAAAGTGGATAGCCAGTATGCGCCACTGATAAAACTATCTGAAAACTACAATGCATTTAAAACAGGTGTAGCGCGCGCAAATTCGTACATAGCAAAAGCCACGGTTGCCCCTGCAAATGCTATAGGCTCGATACAGTCTGTTATATCAGCTCCGGCGGTGTTCCTTGAAAATGAAGCATCCAGACTGCTGATGTTGGCTAACGCCTACAAAGGCCTATACCGGTACGCCGTTAACTTGCCGCGCTCGATAAAGCTGCTGTACCAAACAACGGCAGGGTCGCTCATTAGCACCATGTGCCTTGCTGTAGTATCTGACCCTGCGAACGACTACAGAACACGTCCGGCGGTGGTATCTGTTATATCCGTTATCCTTACTACCTACAATGAGTATATCGGCAATCTCGATACACTACAGACGGCCAACGGCGGCGAAATAAACAGCTATATTCCCGATAGTGATAGTGTGGGCTTGCTTACTTCTTTAGTGGCTTACACGGTTGGTCAATTGCTCATTATAGCCGCAGAGGCAAAACAGGAGCAGCGGTATGTATTGCCGGAGGATAGTAACGTTACGCTGATAGCTTACCAGCTATATGGCACTGCAGCAGATGAGATAGTAGACCAGTTGATTGCAGACAACGGAATGAATTATACTGAATTTTTGGTTGTAAAGAAAGGAAGGGAAATTATATACTATGTGTAATGACAATTAAAATAGGCAGCACCACATTCGACAAGTACGGCAGTATATCGGTCAGCCTGATATACGATAGTGTTGCGTCTATTTTTTCAGCAGAGGTGTATTTTGATACAGCCAATTCAGCCCACAAAAAAGCATTGCAGCCGGGCTTGTACCCACGGGTAACAATAGAGCATAATGGTAACACCCTGTTCACTGGAACGCTGCTTACATACCGGTTTAAGAGCAGCGCAAGAAAACACCTTGTTGTGATATCCGGCTACAGTACGCCGGGGGTTTTTGAGGACTGTAATATCCTTACCAAAAAGCCAATACAGACCAGCGGACTAAGTCTTACAGAAATAGCAAGGGAACTTATATCTCCGTTCGGGGTGCGCCTTATCGTTGACGATAGTGTAGCCGATGTATGCAGCAAGCCTATACCGAGTATTAACCCAGATAGCACACAGACCATAAAATCATACCTCTCAGAAATTGCAAGTCAGATAAACGTAGTTGTTTCCCACACCGCAGACGGCGACCTGTTGTTTACGGGGTACAAGACAAAGCAGGCATCAGCGCCGTATCTGGTTATACCCAATAACCTGCCGGGCGAAAAGAACAAGGAGTTTATATACAACGAAGGGCAGGCCGCTAACAGGGCATCGGTATTTACGTTCACGCAAGGGCAACCTGGCGTTGAGTATGACCTTATTTTTGACGGCCAAAGGATGCACAGCGATATATCAGTTGTGGCTCAACAGTCAGTGCAAGGCAGTGATGCAACCACTACGCCGGTGCTCATT